CTTGGAACATCTTCTCGTAGAAAATTGGTGGTGCTACAAACCAACGATTCTCTTCTGGCACAGACTGGTCATCTAGAGTACGTGCCATCAGCAGCATCAGATTGATGCCAGCATCGTCAGTTTCTACGTTGACAGGAGCGGATGCGGTACCCAGCGCACTGTTCGTAGTGGTAAGACCACCTGACAGTGACGCATCGTCAGCACCAGCAATACCTGCGCCATCGGAGATAGCTTGCAGGACGTTTGCATCGTACTTACGCTTCAACGCAAATGCACCTGATGAGGTAGCAAGAGCTTCGAAGTTTACGTGCGAATGCCGCTCTTCGATATCGTCGATCTTAAACGCGAAAGCGTTTGCGTTATCGACAACCATCGTGATTTGATCGTCAGCCAAGTCTTGAGCGTTTACGACGGAACCCCGTGTATACGAACTGACTGTGACTGTTGGTTCTTTGATTATGCGAACCGTATCGCCAAAGTTTTCAATCTCACCCGCGTAGTCGGTGTTAGTAATATCTTCTACAACCGAAGCACGACGGAAGAACTTGAGGACTTTTTGGCTAAAAATCTCCGGTGCAAAATTACCGGAGGGCAGGTTACCATAACCTGCAGCAGTACCAAATGCCATTGGTTCTTTCCTCTTCTTCTATGAGGTTAGTTGTTAGGGTCTATCCGTCCCTCTTGACGTGCAGAATCTAGTTCGCCTTCCAGCTTTTCGAACTCCCACGGCTTGAGACTACGAATTTCAGAAGCTTTCCAAATTTTACCCTCTACCTTTGATGTAGCCACTTCCCTAGCAGGGGTCTTTGTGACTGCATCAGCAGCGGAAGCTTTCTTGGTCTTCTTCTTGGTTGTTAAGCCTATGTCGGCTTTGTAGAGGTCTATGACCCGTGCCGCCCATTTAGCATCTGTGTTATTTTTGTAGATGCCATCAGAAATAGACTCAGGCTGTTCTTCAAGCCAAGAAAGAAACTTTTCATCCTCTTTTATTTCGTTAAAGTCTGGATGATGAGAAACAAGTTGCTGATACGCATTCTTCTTCTCTAAGTCTTTTTCTCGTTCTTTGATCGTTCCCAATTCCTCACGGAGTTGAGATACCTGCGCCTCTGTTTGGAGCGAAGAAACGGTTTGCACCACATCGAACACCTCTGGATACTGGGCCTTGAATTGTTCTAGTTCTTCTACTGTCTTCGGCATCGCTACGTTGTTTGGCATTTCTACCTCGCGTCTTTCTAGAGATTGTCGAAGATCGTTGATTTCACCTTTGAACTCGTTGACCTTAGTATCGTAGTGACGTTTGAGATCGTCGTATCGTTTCTTGTAATCGTGTTCAGGCTCTTGTTTCTGTTCTACGAAGCTATCTGCTTGTTGCGGAGTGGCCTCTTCGGTGTCCGCTTCTTGCGCTTCTACAGTCTCTTCCGCTTCGTTGTCTTCATCGTCATCTTTGTAGACATCTTCGCGGTGCTTCCCACGATATAACGAATCATTGTTGATTGTTCCGAATGAATCGTTTGGTTTGTTGGCACGGTGGCCTCTTGGTTTTGCCATTTTGTTACCTCTTGTTAGCGGGGCTACTTTGGCTTGTAGGTAGCCGCTTCGGTTGTGTCGGGGCCGCTAGGCGGGTAGCCGACGAATCTCTTTACTTTCTTTTTTTAAGGCGGCGCGATCCTGCTCCTTTTTTGCGAAGTTGTATCATGCGCCCTTTATTTTCTTCAGTTTTTTCTGCTTGCTCTTCTTGCATTCTTTCTATAATTCTACTGATTACATCTGGACTAATTCTTGACAAGTCGGGCATACCACGAGTCAAGGCTTGTGCTTCTGCAAGCCTCTTTGCATGATTAGCCTTTTTAAACTCTTCACTTACAGCAGTAAGTCTGGGGAAATTTTTTAGTTCGGGATACTTTTTAAGATACGCTGCTTTAATAACGGGACTTGCTGTAGCCTCTATGTAGTCACCAAACATTCTTTCATAACTAGCTTTTGCCATACGTGCTGCTTTTTTGTCTTTAGGTAGCATACCCAGCACTGTGTCAAATGCAATTTGTTTGGCTCGTAGTTCCTCCAGATACCTAGATTCCAATTCAAATGCTTCGTAGGGATCAAAGTCCGCTCCCATCACAGGGGTTTTATCCTGTTCCTCTTTCATTTTTTCAAGTGCTTCCCTATCGAATAAATCTTCTAAACGAAGCGCGGGTTTTGGCTTATACGGATTTTTTCTAGTAGCTGGGTTTCTATCTCTTTCAGCATCTAGGTGAGCTATTTCCTCTGCCATAATAAACAAGTTTAAAAGCGTAGGTGTTCTAGGTATGTTTATTACTTTTTGACTTGGGTTAGCAAAAAATCTGCCTCTAGGAGCCGTCATTTGATTTACTCTACCTATTTCATCGTAGTAATCTTTTTCTGCACTACCTGATTTAAAATACTCAGATAGAACGGTTATTGGATTGCCCTTGTCTTCGAAGTTTTGTGCAGCTACCTCGTCCATCAAAAGATTCATTTTTCGACTAACTTCATCTCTAATTATTTTATCTTCGTAGTTAAGAATTTCTGGGTCTATTTCCTTTTTTTTTCTGTTTACGAATCCTTGTTCTTCTAGTCTGCCGCCTTCAAATGCACCTGTTGGACGTTGACCATTTTCTTTGATACGCTCATTAGTTTCTTTTTTGCCGCGATTGTTGATCTTCTCTAGGCGGTCATACCCAATGATCTTGGCAAGAAACGCGGGAACGATGACCTCACCCCTCGACACTGCTACCTCTAGCATCTCTTCAGACGGAGGTTGAATACCCTTCTTCTCAGCTTCCTTGTACGCTGCGTTGAGCATAGCCATGATGTCTTTTTCGCCAGCAAACTCTACGGCTGCAGCGTTGATCACAAACGTACCCTCTGGGACGCTCATAGGCTTGTCGTCAGCCACTGTAGCAGCTTCGGATACCTGTGATGGCGGACGCTCTACAAAACCCGCTGGTGCGGCTGCTACGCCGCCTTCTTGTAGGCCGACGCGACCACCCTCTTTAAATCTAAAGCCACGATCACCGCCATATCTGTCTGATTCTTCTGGTCGATCACTGCCTGAATAACCGCCGCTTGCTGGTCCACTGGGCTTATTGGGGTTATTATCTTGCGCCGCGCCACTTTCCCTATTCGGGTTATTGTCCTGTCCCGCGCCTTCATCTGACTTTTCTGGACTTTCAAGCAAATCAATTTTTGTTACAGGGGGACGTAAGCTACCCTCCCCTGTCATTGCAGGTAGCGCATCAGTCGTCGGTGTGTCGTCCTCATCTGCGCCACCCGTAAGAAGTCTAATTCCCTCTATGCTCCGTTGCTTTGCTAACTCATTGTGTAAATCTTTATCCATGCGTATGGATCTAAATACAAGACCTGTACTAGGAGCGTGTTTGCCCTTCATAATCGCATCTAGCTGCTGCTTAAAGCTAACCATGTCCGTAGTTGACCCGTTAACAAATTCATTTCGAATTGTAAGTCCTTGTGATTTTGCATTTTGAACCAGCTTGTTAAACTCAGACTCCCTTAACTGTTGTGATGCGTTAGCCCCTAGTTGGTTTGCTCCCGCATAGCTGTAATTAGTGCCAAAAGCATCTAGGCTGTAACCCCGATTAGTGTGAGCAGCCGCGTGTCCATCGTTGCCTTTGCCCTGTCCTGCAGGTCCAATTTCCACATCCGTAATCATCGATCCCGGAAGAAACCCATTCTGTATGGCATCGATACCCGCTATCTGGGACTGTGTGTAATTACCTGTAGTTCCGACGTAGTTACGACTTCCGGGGGCGCGGGATATGGTTTGTCCGTCGAGTGTGAAGAAGCTTCCGCCGCCCTGTGCTTCTATGGCTTGGGCATTTTCATAGTGTTGTTTTCTGTTTAACTGGGCCATGACTTGCAAGCCAGCCCCTCCTACTGGACCGAAGCCTGTTATCATTCCTAGCCCTGTGCCAAGTGCTGCTGTTGCTTTGGTTTGAGGATCTTTTATATCAAAAAATTCTGAAAAACTACCCGAACGATCTTCGGTAGCTTTTTCGCTGTAGGCTGAT